GTCCCCGTCACCGTGGAAAGTAAACCCACGGAGTCCAGACGGAAGATAATCCCGCCAAAACCGAGTCAGCTAACTGGCTTTTACAGCCAGGGACCGAAACTCGGCCACTGCTGGATATGACCCTTGCGGACCCTATAGCCTCTCGGCTGTGGGATCTCCGTAAGACATATCGCACCATGCCTGTCCCTCTGGCTCATAAACTCGATCAGCTCGGCTGCATCGATGTGGCTCCCTGACAACTTGTTGCCAAGGCTCCGCACGATGAGGCCGATGACGTGGGAGTTAATCACGCCTGCTTTCTGATCAATGAGCACAGAATCTACTTGAGGCTCGCCTCTCGGGAACTCCATGGAATGGAGACACTTGAGGAGCGTACCCTGGCCCTCCAGTTTTATCGGCCGATTCTTTGGCACGATACTCTGATAGGTCCAGGAGTCGAACCCATGGTTGCTGCGGGAAGGACGGACTTCGTCCCAGTCAGCAATGAGCCCACCATCCCCGACACCTTCAGGAATCTGAAACCTCCTGAAGGCTCGCGGTATGGACTCAACAATCCCGTGGTAAACGGGTGCCCATCGGGGTTCCAAGCCCCACGGCAGACGCGAGTAGCGTCGTACCGTGTTCGCGGCCCAGTACTTGCGAAGTACTGTATCTATTGGCTCGCGAATGTAGAAGGGCGTCACATCGTTTCCTGCAAAGTAGTGCTTTCCGCACGACTCCCGGAACGGCCCTGACGAGAACGTCTTCTTTGGGTTCATCTCGAACCCGCAGAAAGATAAGACCTCGCGCAGTGCCGGCACTAACTCTGAATCGATGACTATGTCATCGCCAAAGACAGTGCACCGATGGTCCATCTCCTTGCTAGCTAACAGCTCAATCACCGCCGAACAGAGACCGTAGAAAATCAGGGTCTCCAACTCGAAAGTGAAGCCGTTGCCCATAGAGGAGACCTTACGAAGATAGTGAATCTCTTCGTTCGGAAGAACTACAGCGGGTGACCTCATAAGCCCTATGATGTCGACCACGTCGTATGGGAGAAGCAATGCCGTCAGACCCATGTGAATGGAATCCGACGCGCTGCTAAGGTCAACTGTTGCCAGCCGACCGTTTGCACTACCCTCTCTTGCGAGCTGAGCGTTGTACTGCTGAGCCGTCGGAAGGAGTAGTCCCCAGCGGTTAAGACGTTTGCGGATATATCTGCCGAGCCCCTTCTGAAAGTACATATTCAGTTCGGGCTCGATACAGATACACCTGTCCGTCTTCGCGTTCTTTGGAACAGTGGTTAAGCGGCTCCCTGCTACCACCTCGGCGTTGAATTGCCACGTGGGATGCTTCTTTGAGAGAGCATCTGCAAGTGAGACCGCGTTGTACGTCAGTTGGGGTCTTAACGCCCCGAATTTGAACGCAGCATCGCTACGCCGCCTCGACAACGAAGTCGAAGCTCCTGGACCAAACGCGAAGAAGGAGTAAACCTCATCAAGGTCCAAGTCACCTAAGATCTTAGCGATTTTTCTGCGGGCAGTCTCAATGACGGCCTGCATCGTAGTCGATTTACGACCGACAACGATTCGCTGATTTCCGGTTAACTTGAGCCAAGAGAGGGACTCCTCCACCTCACGAAACTTTGACAGGGCGACAGCTGATCGATCGATGCCCAAATCCCACGCTGGGAACTTGGACATTAGCTCGACACAGAGGTAATCCCTGCCAAACATATCTGCATTCGAACCGTAATCCAACGGGTTCACTGAAGCAGATACAATCCCTGAGTAATCGCCACTCGATAAGAGCTGGTTCATACCCTGGGACACGTGAGTATCTGCCGCGGTATAAATACCCGCGGCAAGTTGGTTGGCCTGGCAAACAGACTGTCGGTACAGGTCCTTCAAAGGACCCGCAGCTTTTCGCGTCTTCATGGGTTAAAACCTCATAGGAGTACGTGGATTGAAGCAGTAAGCTAAGCGTTAGGGCGAGCATCATGCTCGGCCTTCCACTCAGCGAAGGCTTCCAGAAGGCTCAGAATGAGCTTTACCCAAAAGCGGTCCATTGCTTTAGGTAACGTTCAGCTGAGTTTCGACCATGGCAACAAATGCCGGGTCGTTCAGGATGCCAACCGTGACCTTTCGCAGGTCCTTACGGTTCTGCAACACTGCGGCCGCCGGGACAACACATTCAGTGTTGGAACGGAGGGTGTACTCGAGACTCGGACGACCGATTCCATTGATCGTCTCGATAACGGTGACCGGCATCGCAAGGCTAGCCTTGCTCCGGTACACCTTCTCGATCTGTCCCGCCAGGGGAGCTCGCTGAGTCAGCACAAGCGTCCAGTACCCGAGGGCACTGGCAGCTGACTGCTCGACGAAGTAGGCGGAATCACCGTCCACCTTCACTTTCGTAAAGGTGTGATTGACGGGTGTAGCTGCTGCATCAGGTACCACAATCGTGCTAATATCAGGCACGTCTGAATCTCCTTGATTGGAGTGTGGATAAAGGATGTCCAACGCCCTATAGGAATAGCCGGTTTAATGCTATTCGAAACAGGGCAATGCCGTTGAACACGTGTTCTGCGTTTGCCCTACTGTCCAAGTGGGGCTTCGCAGGCAAGGGTGACTCGGCGTAGGCATCCCTACGAAAGAACATCTGGTATGACTTACCGGAAGCGTAAAGCTTACCGGTGATGCCAGCACCAGCGTGCATCGGGTGAACGTCCGCTGAATAAGGACGCTGTGACCCGCGAGTGATCCTTGACATGGATCCTCCCTTAAATGTCCAACCGTAGTCGGCATCTAGAATGTTGAGGTATTTCCCAACAGGGAGAAACCAATCAGCTACGAACGAGTACGGCGTAAGCTCCCAGGCTAAATACAATGGGTTTGTCAACCCAAGCTGAGAGAAAGCGACCAAAGGTGCATTGTTCTTGACATAGTCCAACCTAACTTTGCAGTGATGGTTACCGCGAAAGCTAGACTTAACCTGCCAAGTCACACCATCAACGACTTCAGACACCTCGCGCGCGACGTAGAAACCTTCGCGGCGAGACGCCTTAACCGTGACGAAGTACTCCTCATCCTCTTCCCTTTTGCTCAGTAACTCTACTGCGCTATGGACGTCGGAAAGGAGTGGCCGCCAGCCATACACAAGCTCAAGATAAAGGGATGCAAGATCCCTACTCTTAAAGCCTCTATGGCTAAAACGCTTACGACGATCGTTACAATCCTCTCGCATCTTGTCCAGGTAATTCCTGGTCATATCCGCGACTTGCTTCCTTTCGGCAGCATTCTGAGCAGCATTGAAGTCACCAGACTTCAGCTTCTCTAAGCACCGTTGGATACAGCCGTCCCTCATATGTTGGGGTACGGGAGGTAGCAACGCTAGGTAGGATCCAGAAGCATTGGCCGCACCTGTGCGAGTCACAGTCTTAAGATTCGGCACACTGAAATTGCCCACCAACGAAAAGCTGTTGGTGTCGCCTTCATTAATGTACCGTTCGTAAGAACTGGGCTTGCGCCATCGGTGCGAATCCATCTGATTCTTGGTTACGCCAGCCCTTTCGTCACGTATAGCTTCGAGAACCTGTCCATCCGACGTAGTGATTACGCCGGTAGACAACTTCCGAGACTGTACCTGCCAAGGGCGATAAAATTGCGTAGCCATACCTACTCGTCCTGGGCGCGTCGGCAGAAGTACATCCTGCAAACGCTCCGTAGTTTACGAGCAAAAGCCCGTAGGACGGATAAAGCAACCTGTGACCTTACGGCCACAAGCTTTTCCGCTTTGCCCGGTTCACCCGGGGGGAACCATTCCACAACAAATGAAAATGGAATGAGCTCCCACTCCAGTCTTTCGACTGAAGACTTAGGTCGCGGTCGTAACCATGATAAGAGATGCAACATCTCTGGCCTCCATTGAATTGGGGACCACTCACGGTTGCGGCCCGACGTCCGGCTACTGGCTGTGATTTAACAGACCCTCTGCAAAGGCGTTTACCGCCGATGCGACCGTGTAACACGGTCAAAAGCAGACCACCCTTAGG